ATGCTGTTGAATTACTAAGACTTAATAACACAGTGGACAATCCAGAGTTTATTGAAATGATGGGTATGCCTGACGAGGGAACACAGAAGTTTGTAGCAGCAGTATTAGACTATAAGAAGAAACTAACCGAACACTCAAAGACTGACAACCTACTAGCCCAGGGGGCAAGTGAAGCAGCGATTGGGGCAAGTGAAGCATTCGACCAAGCAATGAGTGGACAACCTGCACAGCCTGCACAGCCAGGAATGCCTAGAAACAATGCACCGACTGTACCATTAGTAAGTGGTGCAATGGGGTTACCAAACGAGGGGGGGATTCCAGTTCCTAATCAAATAGCGCCCTCAGACGAATCTGGAATGGGGATGTATTAAATTATTACTGTTATTAAATGAAGAAAACATTAGACGAGAATAGTTTAGAGCAATTAAGGGCTACACTTAAATCGCAGGAGTGGGGTGCACTAAAACAAGACGCACTAAATGCCTGGAATAATAAGTGCAGTAATAAAATAGTGTCTTCGGAGAATGTGAGTGTAGAAGCCATGAGTGCAATGGCGAGTGAATTGAAGTATGGTACTTTGGGTATAGTATGGTTTTTCTCTGTATTTTTGCCAGAGTTAACCAGGGTAGAAAAAGACAAGGTTGACAAAAGTAAGGAGTAAGGTTATATTAAGATACAATTTATTGCCCGACTAATCATAGAGGGTTTGTGTTTAGAAGTAATTTGTATTTCTAGGCATGAACCCTTTTTGGGTTTAATTAAATTCTTTAACAATTTATGTTATGGCAGACGAAGAAAAAATCGTCCAGGACCCCCAGATTGAAGAGTCTGTGGCAACTCCTGAAACACCTTCGGAATCCTCCCCTGCAGTTGAGAGCAGCAACGAGGACGCCAAGAAAAAAGAAGGGTCTCAAACAGAGGGTAAAGACCTCTCCGTAGAAGAGCTACGGGAAAAGTACAGTGCTAGTTCTAAGGAAGCCAGGCTTCTCAAGGAAGAGAAGGAGCAAATACAGCGAGAATTACTCGCTACGGTGACAAAAGACCGAAAGACTTTTGAGGGCTACTTAGACGGAAAGGGGCTTACCCCTGAAGAGAAAATCTATTATATGAATATATATGATAGTGAGGTTGCACCCCAGCAGGGTAATGCACAGAATACTCCTCAGGCAACTAAGCAGCAAGGACAGACACTTCCGTCCACTCAGTCAGCAAATCCCATAAGGGAATCCTGGATGAGTCAAAAGGACCAAGAAGTAATGGCTAAATTTGAAGCACAAGCACAGGCTTCTAGGGAGTTCTTTAACAGGGACGACAACAAGGACCTAACCCCTGCGGCACGCAATGCCATAATCGCTCAGGCAGAATACTTTGATTTAGAGAAAGGTATGAGTCCTAGTGAGGCACTAAATGCTGCTAGAAGGGTAGTTTTGTCTCCTGAGGAAATTCAGGAAGAGGGTTATGTTGAAGCTGTTAGAGACAGTATGATTGGAGTAAACAGAGGAATGAGTGGTTCTGGTAGTGGCATGAAAGGCACAGCCTTTACACTCCCCAAGAAACACCAAGCCTTTGTAGAACAAGAAATACGCAATAGAGGCTTGAAAGACAAAGAAGCTGAAGAGTATAGGCAAGCCTATGCTTTAAGGCTCGCTCGAAAGAGTGAATAGTTAATTTAGAAAACTAACAATATGAAAATTGTAAAATATGGTGACGGTGCATCTGCCAGGCCAGCTGAAACTTTTCTTGCAAAGGGCAATGAAACCTTTTATATGGGTGGTGCTGTTAAACTCGCAGGAGGAACGGTTGAGCCCTCTGATGCAGTAACTGACCCAATTTATGGAATTTGCGTAGGATTTGTTGGTGCAGATGGAAACACTCCCTATAAGAATTTACTTGCAGGACAGAAGAATGCAGGTGATACTTATGTAGATGGAGTTTCTTTGAAACCAGCTAGTGGCAACACTATTGGTCTAAGAATAAAAGTTGTTCCTGTTCAGCCTAACGATGTCATAAGAGGACTCGCTAATGCTGACGTTGGTGCAACAGCCGCAGCCAAAAAGGTAGGAAACTACATAAACGTTTCGACCACAGCGTCAAGCGAATTTGGCAAAGCAACTGCAACCTCAGCAAAAGAGCAGTTCCTGATTGTTGGACATCCTGGAAAGGGCAGTCCAAGAGCTCTCGATGTGAAAGTCGTAGAGGGTCAGATATTCGGATAATAATCCGAGATTTATTTAATGTAATTTATTTAATACAATGGCAACACATTTAACAAGTACACATCCAGAGCTAACAGCTCCTGGGATTGAGATGTGGATGGAAGAGGAAGCCAAGTTGTATTCTCCTATATTTCCTAAGGTCTTTACCTTAGAGTCCACTTCAAGACTTTATGAGGACGATTCCAGCATTGCAGGGATTGACTTCTTAGAGGAAGTTGGTGAGGCGGCAGCGTCTCCTGAGGACGAGTTCTTAATTGGGTATATGTGGAGATACCAGCAGAAGGTATTTAAGAGAAAAATATCAGTTTCCAAACTACTTCGACAGACTGACCTTTATAACAAGGTTAAGGAAAATTCTAAGGAACTTTCTAAGAAGGCTGTTCAGAGTAGAGATGTTCAAGCATTCTCTATTTTCAGGCAAGCATTTGGAGCTACTCCAGTTTATGGTGATGGTAAGAATCTTATTTCACTCGCACACCCAAGAAAAGATGGTGGGGCTGCACAGAGTAATACCTTCATTGATGGTATTCAGAGAGAACTTTCTTATGAGAACCTCAAATTACTTGAGGATGTACTAATTGAGGTTTACTCCAACAAGGGTATTCCTATTGATGTAGGTCTTAACTCTCAGTTGATGTTAATGGTAACCCCATACAACAGAGAGGCAGCACTACAGATTGCCGAGGCAGATGGAACTCCAGGCACAGCAGATAACTCAGTTAACTACTGGAAAGGGAGAAACGTTGACGTCTTGGTCAATCCTTACATTTCTTGGAGATTTGCTTATAAGATGGGTGAAACCACTTCTACAAACCGTGAGGCCTGGGATAAGAGATACTTCTTACTCGACCCTTACTATGCTAAGAAGGTATTGAAGTTCAAACAACTTCAGGACTTCGAAGTAAACGCATGGGAAGACGATGACACTGATGTATGGTTTGCAAAAGTCAGAGATGTCTTTGCAGTCGGAATCAGTGGTTGGTACGGGATTGCAGGTAGTTTAGGCGACGGCACAACTCTTTCAACCTAATCGAGGTTTAGAGCACCTGGTGGGAGGTGTAAATCCCACCCCTTTAAGTTAAGTTGACCGAGTAGGTGAACCTCGGCTAAAAGAGATTAACTTTATTTTCTATTACAATGAGTACAAGAATAGGTGGAAAAATCTATACGACTCACACTGGGGTAAATGCCAGTGACGGCTTTTCTATAAACGGCAAACAGATAATTGATAGTGAGGGCAACCTTATTGTTAAGAGTATTTCTGTTGGTTTAGGTGGAACTGCTATTGAGATAGTAAACTCTACGGGGGCTATTTCTGTAGCCAAGGGAGCCACAGGTCCTAAAGGAGCTACAGGTCCTAAGGGAGCCACAGGTCCTAAAGGAGCTACAGGTCCTAAGGGGGCTACTGGTCCTACAGGTCCAACTGGTGGGGCATAGACTTTTGACACAACCCTACAGGCACTGACCTCTGGGTTGTGCTGAGAAGTTTATTACAGGACATTGATGTCATGACAAGGTTATGTTAGTATAAGGTAATAATATATTACCAACACAGTATGGCAAATAAAAAATCCCCAACTATATGTGCTGCACTAATAGTCAAGAACGAGGAGGCAATGCTTGCTCGTTGTCTAGACTCTCTTAAGGGTGTAGACGAGATAGTAATAGCCGATACAGGCTCAAAAGATTCCACAGTAGAAATAGCGAGGAAATACACGGACAAGGTGTATACGGAGTATGAGTGGGAAGACTCCTTTGCAAAGGCTAGAAACTTTGTTAAGGGTAAAGTCCCTAAGGAGTATGACTGGATACTTAGCATAGATGCTGATGAGGTACTTAATGAGTCAGTAGAAGAGGTGAGAAAGGTTTTAGCAGGGGTAGGAGAGGAATATAGTAGGGTTTTAATAACGCTAATAGGAGAGAACTCTAATGACACTCATTACTTCCCAAGAATATTTAGGAATGATGAGGGGGTGCATTGGGGAGGGGACGCACATAATTATGTAGAAGACAGCAAGGGGAGAAAGCAGTTTAATGCTAAGGATATGATTTCCACAACTTATGGTTATTCTCCTGCACACCAATTAGACCCAGAGAGGACGTTTAGGATTCTTAAGAAAGCGGTAAAGGAAGACCCTGAATTGGCAAGGGAGAGGTTTTATTTAGCAAGAGAATATTATTACAAGAAAGAGTGGGCTAATGCGATTAAGGAGTACGACGAGTATATTAAAAGGAGTGGTTATTTAGCCGAGAAGAATGATGCTTACCTTATGAGGGCAAGGTGTTTTGCAGAGCTAGGCAAGTATAACGAAGCTTGTGATAGTGCGTGGGAGGCGATTAAATACAACACACACTTCAAGGAAGCCATTGAGTTTATTGCAGACCATATGGACGAGGGGAATGCTAAAAGGTGGAGGGAGTTCGCCCAAGGTGCGACCAATCAAGGAGTATTGTTTGTAAGAGAGAAACAAGTGGAACAGGATTTTATAGTAGGACAAGACAATAGGTTGAGACCAGTAGGGGAAGACAGTATGCTCCCTATGGATTTGAATAAGGATGGATTGTTTTACTTTGAAAACTTACTGCAAAGAAAGGATAAAATAGATGTACTGGAATGGGGTACAGGCAAGGGAACAAAGTATTTCACAGAACTTTTGGACAATGCAGGGGTTGATTACACTTGGACTGGAATGGAGCATGATAAAGAGTGGTACAAGCAAGTGAAAGA